ACTTGGAAATACCCTCAACTAGCCTGAACCAGCAGGAACCAGCCCGAACCAGCGGTGGTTCAGTCATATCTGGTCGTATCGAGCCGAGGTTGGTCACGCCTGTTCCACCCGGTGAGAGTTTTGGTCCTGCCCTGACTGCTTGGGCTAAGCGCGTCCTCAATATCGATCTCATGGAGTGGCAAAAGCGGATCTGTAACGACGCGTTGACTGTGGATGCTGACGGCGACTTTGTGTTTCGTGAGGCTTGTATTAGTACGGCCCGTCAGAACGGCAAGAGTTTGGTGATGCGGGCGGTCGCTGGGTTTATGGCTACCGAGTATGCAGCTGCACGTCGCGAGCCTCAGACGATCGTTATTGTGGCTAACCAAAAGCGTCGGAGCATGGCGCTGTTTCGTGATGTCGTTCGCGACCTTGACGAGAAGTTTGAGTGCAAGGTTCGCTGGCAGAACGGTGACGAGCGGATCAACTTCCCTGACGGCTCGAGCATCTCGGTTGTTGCGGCGTCAGCTCACGCTCACGGTATGACTGCCTCAGTTTTGCTGGTGGACGAGGTGTGGGACATAAGCCCCGAGGTCGTGTTTACGGCTTTACGGCCTTCACAGATCGCGGTCAAGAATCCCATGATGATGCTCTTCAGCACAGCGGGCGATCAGGGCAGTACCGTCCTCTTGCAACTAAGAGAGCAGGGCATTGCGGCGATTGACTCGGGCCAGCCGACTGCGCTCTATTTCGCTGAGTGGTCACTTCCACCCGGTGTCAGTCTTGAAGATCGGTCGCACTGGGGATGGGCAAACCCAGCGTTAGGAACAACGATCACGGCCAAGGCTTTAGAGTTGGCTTACGACTCACCGAACCGTCAAGCGTTCATTCGTGGCCACCTCAATCTGTGGGTAGATTCGACAAACTCTTATTTGCCGATCAACTTGTGGAACGACCGCAAATCCGACAGACCAGCACCAGCGACACAGTGGCTTACTATTGACTCATCGGTTGATGACTCGCGGTACGTCGGAATCTCAACCGCTTTTGATGACGGTCGCGTCATCGTCTCGGTCGCGTTCGTTGTTGAGTCGGCCGCGCAAATGTGGGAAGAAGTAGTGCGGATCATGCACGACCAAACCGTGAAACTTGCTGTCACCCCATCGCTAGAAATTCACTGTCCCCCAGACTTGCGTCGTCGTATGCAAATCGTCGGCTACGCCGAGTTACTCAAATGGACTGCAGCTTGTCGCGCCATGATCGTTGAGGACCGCGTCAACCACACTGGCGACATCGCACTGGCCGAACATCTCGCTCGAGCCGTAGCCGTCAAAACGGGCGGGTCAATTGTGCTCAGTTCGCAGAAGTCACCTGGACCGATTGAGTTAGCCCGGTGCGCAGTGTGGGGCATCATGCTGGCGTCCAAACCAGTGCGGTCGTCGCGTGCCGCTTTCGCTTTCGGCTAGGGGTACTTACATAGACGCAAAATCTGTGAGAGACTCGCAAGTGATGGCTCTTTTCGGTAGCAAGAAAGTTAATGCGACCCCCGCGTTTGCGTCTGCTCCCGTTCAGGCCGCCGCAGGTGCGGCCTCGCAGGTAGGCGAGTATTATGCGTACTCTGTCGGGGAGTTGCAGAGGCTCGCTCTATCTGTGCCTACCGTTTCGCGTTCTATTCAGATGATCGCGTCCATGGTCGGCTGCTTAGAACTTAAGCATTACACCACCCAGTGGACTGGCGAAGAATACGAAGAGATCTATTTGGAGAACGAGTCGTGGATGGATCAGCCCGATCCGCGAGTCACTCGAAACTTCATTTTCTCGCAGTTAGTCAGTGACCTGATGCTGTGGGGTCAAGGCTTTTGGTACATCACCAGCCGATCCTCCGCCACAGGCCGTCCGCTTTCGTTTGAATGGCTACCCGCGTCAATGGTCAGTCTGGGCGACCAGCAAACCGCACAACGTTTCGGCCCATCAAATGACATCATGTTTAACGGTGTGCAACTAAACACTGATGACGTCGTGCAGTTCTTGGCACCAACGCAAGGACTGCTCTACACAGGCAACCGCGCCATCATGACTGCGATCAAACTGCAGCAGTCCGCCGACCGTTTTGCAGTGAATGAGATTGCTGCCGGGTGGCTTCAACAAACTGACGCATCCGAGCCAATGTCCGCTGAAGATCTTGGTGAACTTGCAGCTGCTTGGCGTAACGCCCGACAGACGAGTGCCATAGCGGCCTTGAATTCAGTGGTCACATTTAAGGAATTTAGCAGCGACCCAAATCGCTTACAATTGGTGGAAGCGCGCCAATTCCAAAGTCTTGAACTCTCGCGTGCAACGGGAATCCCTCCGTACCTTTTAGGAATCGGGGTGCCCGGGTCGTACACATATCAGAACGCGCAACAAGCACGCCAAGACCTTTACTTGTTTGGCGCAAAGCAGTACATGGACGCAATTGAGCAGACACTCAGCATGAACCAAATTCTTCCGCGCGGACGGTACGTTGAATTTGATGTTTCGGACTATATCTACGAAAACGATTTAGGAAATGTTGAGCGTGAACCGTCCGCAACAGAACGAACATCTGAGGAGATTTTATGATTCGACTAACAGCTGATTTACCCACAGTTGACTTTGCAAAATCAGAAGAGGACGCACCAGCGTCAATATCTGGCATTGCAGTTCCGTGGGCTCCAGTTACCGCGACCGTTTTAGGCGGACAGCGTGTGGCATTTGAGCGAGGAGCTTTTGATATCAATCAGAAAGCCGCAAAGCTCATAGAAGGGCATGACCTTACGCAGTTGCGTGGCACCGTTAACGCTCTCGCCGATTTTGAAGAGGGTTTGGGCTTCACCGCAACCTTCGCAAAAACGAGAGCAAGCGCAGACGCCGTAGAACTGATTCGCTCGGGTGCTTACGATGCAGTGTCAGTTGGAGCCGAGGTCCAGGAGTCGTACTACGACAAAGAGCTGAAGGCCACCGTCGTCACCCGTGCTTCGCTAGTCGAATTGTCTTTGGTCGCTGTGCCAGCGTTTAGCGGTGCAGAAATACGCGACCTAGTGGCTCAGGCCGACGAACCCGAAGAAGAAATCCCAACAGAAACAACCCCAACAACACCATCCGAGGAGGATGAAACCATGTCAGAACCCACAAGCGTTGAAGCCGCAATCGCGACTCAACCGATCTATGCAACCGCCAAGCGCGAATTCAAATTGCCGTCAATGTCCGAATACATTTCGGCTTTCGTTCGTGGAGGAAGCGATTTCGCACAACTTAACGAAAACATTCGCGCCGCAGCTCCTAACGTGACCACGCCTGACATCCCCGGTGTGATCCCGACCCCCATCATCCAAAATGTGTTCAACTCGTTTGTCGGCTCGCGCCCTCTCGTTGATGCAACCACGCTTCGACCCATGCCGCAGGGAGGCTCAGTCTTCATTCGCCCTGTAGTGAATGTCCATGGATCAGTGGGTACTGCCACACAGAACACGACCATCACCGCGTCGGCTTTCGGCATTGACGACATTCAAATCACCAAGACCATTCAGGGTGGCTATGTTGAAATCAGCGAAGCCGCAATTGACTGGTCACAGCCTGAAGCACTCGGACCGTTGCTTGACGACATGGCTCGCGTGTACGCAGACCGCACCGACTTGCTCGCCTGTAGCGAATTGCAGACTGGCACCACCAACAGCAACAACTTTGCTAACGCATCAATTGCTGACCCGGCTTACTGGGTTGAGTGGATGTACACCGCAGCTGCCGACATCTTGACTGGTTCAAATGGCAACTTGCCTTCCATCTTGGCTGTGTCACCTAACGTCTGGAAGTTGATGGGCAGTTTGTCCGATACCGCTGACCGTCCGTTGTTCCCACAGGTGGGCCCAATGAACGCATACGGTTCGCTCAATGTCGCTTCGACACAGGGTGCGTTTGCTTTCGGTTTGCGCGTCGTCGTTGACCGCAACTTGACCTCGGCTGGCATGACCATCCTTGATCCCCGTGCACTCGAAAACTACGAAATGGCGAAGGGTGCAATTTCCGTTGAAATGCCCTCACAGCTTTCACGCCAAATCGCGTTCCGTGGCTACTGGGCATCCAAGGTCATTGACCCAACCCTTACCATCAAGGCCGCTTTCGTCTGATAGACGGAAACTTCGAGAGGATCTGAATCATGGCCGTATTCACCGTCACGCACGCACAACGTGTAGACGACTACGCCGTGATTCAGACCCTTGAGGCCACAGATATCACGATTGGTCAAACGATCGTCGTTGCAGGAGTAGGAAACGATTTTGATGCGACTTACATCGTTCAGGCTGTCCCTACTTTTCTGTTTGTTGGTGTCGGTTTTGAAGGTGACTTTATATTTGATAATGAAATCACCATCACGAATCAACTACTTGTCAAATCAAACTTCGATAACTATCAAAGAGCTTCAGCGACTGGAACAGTAACTTGGACCCAGTCCTGCACTTGGTTGTCATCAACTGCGCCAGTAATTGAGTTTCTTGGAATCGCGTCGGCCACGGCAAATGACACCGCGTTTCTCACTACTTGTGTCGCAGCTGCAAACGCTTGGTGTTTCAGGCGTCGCGTGCAGGCTGGTTACCACGACAGTCTTACGACCGTCCCTGACACTTCAGTGCTGTTAGGAACCACGCTTTACGCCGCAGGTCTTTACCGTGAACGCGGGACCACTGGAGACAGTTACGCATCGTTTGGTGACATGACAGGACCACCATTGATGACCTTGGGTCGAGTCAACCAGTTGCTCGGCATCAAACGCAGTCAGGTGGCTTAATGTGGCAGGCATTTTCACAGACACCATCAACACCGTGTCAGCGTCGCTCACAGCGTTGGGACTCAAGCCTGTCACCGATCCGCGCAACGCACGACCGCTCACAGTGTTCGTTGAGTTACCGACGTTCACTTGTTTCAACAACCAAATCGCAGACATCACAGTTGATCTCCGAATCCTTGGCGCGCCACCCGGCAATAGCGATTCGGCAAACTACATTCTTGAAGTCTGCGACACCATTATGAACAGCCCAATCGCCGTTGTAAGTGGCACACCGTCGCTCGCTCAAATCGGATCACAAGAACTACCCGCATACGACCTAACTATCAGAATCGCTTCCAAGCGCATCCCATAAAGGAAAAACCATGCCCACAACAAAAACCGTTTACCTGTCCAACCCAACCGTCACCATTGGTGGAGTGGATGTCACGCAGAACACCTCTGCGGCCTCGCTTGAGATCGGTTACGACTCACTCGAATCCACGACCTTCGGCGATACCGGGCACCGCTTCGTGTCAGGCCTCCAAATGGTGAACGTCACCTTGACGATGTTTATGAACTACGGAACTGGCGAAATTGAAGCCACCCTGTTTGATCAGGTCGGCGACGGCACCACCACTCTGGTCATCTCACCAGCAGGCACAACCGAGTCCGCAAGTAACCCTGAGTACACGATTTCTAATGCCATGTTGTCTTCGTTTACGCCGATCGTAACGACCGTTGGAGAGCTCAGTCAGGTCAGCGTAAGTTATGTCGGGGGCACTTGGGTGCGCGACATCACCAACCCGTAATCATTAACTAACTAAAGGACCCCGACATGATTGGCATGACATTAAGAGTAGAAATGGCTGACGGTGAAACATTCGAGGCACCGATCACTTACGGAGTTGCGTGCAGGTGGGAAGATCACCACCCCACGCTCTCCGTGGGCCGTTTCTTGGAGGACATGAAGTTTAAGCCTCTCGCATGGTTGGCTTGGGATGCGTTAAGAACTAAAAAGATTGTGGTGCCGTTGTTTAGCACTTGGGTAGAGAACGTTATGGATATCACGTTTGTCCCAAAAGCCAAACAGGGCCCGCAGGAAGAGCCACAAACCTGATCGCGCAGCTCGCTGTTCGTACAGGCATCAGTCCACTGGATCTGATGGAAACACCAGCCCAGATCATTGACGAAATGGTCAGGCTGATAATCGAGCAGAACGAGAGCAGAAAATGAGTCTTGGAATAGATCTGAAACCAACTGGCCTGAAAGAGGCGTTGCGGACTATCCAATCCATTGACCCTAAATTGCGTCGTGCGTACGGTAAACAGATTCGTGAATTAGGCAAAGTCGTTGTTGACGCAATCACGCCGCTGGTTCCATCGTCCGCTCCAATGTCTGGAATGGAAAACCACAAGCGTACCGGGTGGAAAGGCGGTCAAACTAAAAATGTGGTTGTCAAGACCAACACTCGAAAAGCCCGCAAGCGAAACATTGCACAAGGTGCCAAATACGAAACGATCGGGACAATTACTGTAGGTACAAAAGGTGCAGCACTCGCAATTACTGATATCGCTGGCAAAGGCCCAAACCGCACCCGAAACCGAAACCCCAAAAAAGCACGCCCAAACATGGTCGGGGTCCTTAATGAACGTATGGGCCAACCTTCCCGAATGGTTTGGGCTGGTGGCGAAAAGGCTAAGCCCGATTTTGAAAAGGCTTTAGAACCTGTCGTTAAAGAAGTAATCTATTTAGCGAACCAAGAACTAATGAAGGTGAAACGCTAATGGCAATCAACATTCCGATCATTAGCGAATTCTCTGATGCTGGAGTGAAAGCCGCCAAAGCCGCGTTTGCCAACTTTAAAACTGCCGTGGGTGATGCTCAAGGTGGAATGGCCAAGTTTAAGGCTGGCTCGACTGTCGCCATGGATGCCGTCAAAGCGAACGCTGGCACTCTTGCTATGGCTGGCGGTGCAGCTCTTGCTGATTTTGCTATTAAAGGGGTCCAAGCCTTTCAAGAACTTGCGTTAAGTGCGGGCAAGTTTGCTGACGCCACAGGGCTCAGCGTTGAGGAAGCTTCTAAGTTTATTGAAGTCGCTGGCGACATCGGTATTGAAGCAGGGACAGTTGAAACTGCTATCGGCAAACTTAATAAAACAATTGGTGCAGACGCCGACAAAGTTCGTGACTTAGGCGTAGACCTTGTGTACCTTGCAGACGGTGCGTTAGACGTTAACGCGACATTTCTTAACACTATTCAACGAATCAAAGACATTAAAGATCCAGCAGAAAAAGCCAAAGTTGCTTCGCAGTTGCTAGGCAAGGGCTGGCAGTCAATGT